GCTCTGACCTGCGGCGATGCTGGATTGTATGCAATCGAAATCCGTCCAAAGTGGACTCATGGCTGTCCAAAATGGACGAAAACTCGTCTACTTTGGATGGGTTACCGCGAGTTACAGTAACGGAGAGTGAGAATATGAGCGAAGTTCAGTTCCCGGACGGCAGCCGGCACGCTTTCGGCCGTCCGGAGCCCGCCCGCCAGCTCGGGACGACCCCCATCGAGCCCCTGGAGCAGCCGTCGGCGGCGTGGCCGGACGAGGCGGCGTGCAGGGTGGCCGCCGCCGCTCACCAGTCAGTAGACGTGCTGGCGACGCGGGCCCAGGCGGCGGGGCTCAACGACGTCCAGCAGGCCGCTGAGGACGCCGTGAGCGCCTTGGGCCACCTGGACCGGGTGCTGCGCGACCACCACACGCAGGTGCCCCGGTCCGGCGGTGCCCAGTGATCGCCAACCGCGAGACCTGCCAGCACGGCCAGCTGGTCGGCCAGTGCACGAAGACGACCGGGCGACCGTCACCCATTCGGCGGTAGGATACCTGTCTACTTCCGTACACTATTGTCTAGTAACCGCGAGACACCGGAGGAAGCATGATCGGGACCGCCCTGAACTACGCCGCTGAGCTGGAGCAGACCGCGACCGCCTGGGCGGTGCTGGACAGCTACCCGAAGTGGGAGCAGCGCGAGGCCGTGGACGCGGTGTACGACCGCTTCGGCCGCCCGGGAATCGACCTCTGCCACGAGTACGAGAACAGCATGTACGAGCTGGAGCAGGGCGCCCCGGCCGCATTCGTCGTCTTCCACTGATCGGCGATCAACGCCCGTCAGCTCTAGACTGGCAGCTGCCGCACACCCCGGCTGGTTCTCCCCAGGTTCCTCCGCCGCGGTGCGCGGTCCACGTGCGAAGGCCCCGCAGCCTCGTGACTCCCTCACGCTGCGGGGCCTTCGTCGTCCACAGTTGTGGACGCGGCTGTGGACTACTACTACTACTACTACTACTCGCCCGCTGACGCGGTGAAGGTGTAGGGCTGGCCCAGCTCACACCGCCGCCAGCGGCTTGCGACCGGACGGCATCGTCCGGGCCAGGTGCACGGCGCCACCGGTGGCGTAAGCCGCGTCGATCGGGTCGGAGCCCTGCCGGACGAACACCCACCGGTCACCGGTCCGCAGCTTCTGCGCGCCGGTGACGTGGGCGGTCTGCAGCGGGTCACCGGGGTGGCGGATCTGGCCGGCGGTGACCTGCTCGGCCAGGCCCATGCACACCGCGGCCGTCTCCGTCGTGATTTCGGCGATGGTCGTGCCCCGCGGCGGCCACGCAGCGCCGCGCCGCAGCTTCTTCGGCGCGGCGAGCTCGGCAGCCACCGCAGCGGCCGGTCCGTTCGGGAACCACCCCAGCACCTTCGGCTTGATCTTCGCGACGATCTCCGGCAGATCAGCCCGGACGCGCTTGGTGCAGCCGAAGCCGTCCCAGGCCATCGCGACTTCGGTGTGCACGAACCCGTCGGGCAGCTTGGCCGCGACCATGAGCGTGGCGTGTGAGCCGTCCAAGGCGACGTCCAGGCAGGCCGCCACCCGGTGCCGGTGCTCCGCCAGGTCGACCGGGTGCAGCGCGTGGCAGTCGCGCCACCGGTGTTCGTTGATCGCCGGGTCCATCAGCGTGACGCGCTGGCACAGCACCTCGGTCCGGAAGCCGGTCAGCTCTTCGCCGCCGGCGCGCATCGCCGTCCGGCCGTCCTCCTGCAGCACTTCGGGGTCCAGCCGCCGGCCCATGTTCGGGTTCGCCGCCGCCAGCGCTTCGAGGTCGTCAGGCTCAGCGCCGTCAGGAGCGCTCCACTCGAACAGCCCCATCCGCGGGTTGCCGGTCCCGGTCTCGATGAACTCGATCATCGGGTTCCGCAGCCGGTCCAGCACGACCGACTGCGCGTCGCCCTGGTTCGAGATGCCGACCACCTGCGCGTCGTACACCGCGTTCATCGCCTTGCTGGCCGAGTCGTACGTCAAGTGGTTCTTGTGCTCGCGGACCTCGTCGGCCAGCCACCGGTGCAGCGTCGTCGACCGCGCGGCGCGGCCGTTGTTGGCGGCGAAGATGTACTTCGACTTGTGCCGGGTGACGAAGGTCTCGTTCCCGATCTCCCGCATCACCGGCCGGGCCGGCAGGTCCAGCTTCAGCCACGGGTTGTCCTTGGCCATCTCGCCGATGCGCTCCCAGGCGCGCTTTGCGTAGCTGCGGTCGGTGGAGGTGCCCAGCACCAGCGGCACGCGGTCGATGAACAGCCAGTACAGCACCAGCACGTCACCGAACGTCGTCTTGCCGTTCTGCCGGGCGACCAGCACGAGCACGTAGCGGAACCGCGGCCGGCCATCGGGCAGCAGCTCGCCGATGTGGATCGCCAGGAACTCCTGCCACGGGTCGAACGGCAGGCCGACCACGTCACGGGCGAAGTCGATGAGCTCGAAACCGAACGAGGTGAGCGGTGTCAGCGCGCATCCGCACGGGCACCCACCCGGGTCGCCTTCGGTGATCAGCGGTGGCGTCCACAGGCGCGGCAGGGTGCTACCCGTTGCGGCGCTCGCGGCGCTCCCGGATCTCGTCGACAGGATTTCGGACAGCTCCACGGGTTCCCCCTTCCGGCTTCCGGCCGCCGGCCGCAGCGGTACGCCGGGCCTTCGGGGTAAGCCCCAGCGCATCGAGCGCCTGGAGCAGCTTCGGGCCGTACTCCTTCAGCCCGTCGGGCCCTTCGTACTCGGGGTCCTCGGCCTTGCGCTCTGCCTCGTCGATGGCGTCGGCGTACCGGCGCGCGAGCTCGACGGTCGCCCCATCCGAGGGCTGAAGCTCGACGGCCTTCAGCGCCTCATCCACGCGGTTTCGAATTGTCATGTCCGGCATTGTCCACTACCGCGCTGTTCGTCGGCTACACTCCGGCACATGGCCAGCAGATGGGCACGACGATGGGACCGGCTGTTCCGGCGATCGGCCTATTCTGTCGTCGACCCGCAACTGGCCGTCATGCTGGGGTATGCCCCGGCGGACGGGTCGGTAATCGTCACCGCCCGGACGGCTCTCACCCTGTCGGCGGTCTACCGCGCCGTCTCGATTGTCGTCGGCTCGATCGCGTCTCTCACGCTGCGCACCATCGAAACCACGCCGGATGGGCAGAAGAAACCGATCGGGTCCTTTCTGGACAACCCCGGTGGCGACCGGTTCACCCCGTTCGAGTGGATCGAGCTCGTCATGGTGTGCCTCGCCCTGAAGGGTGAGGTCTTTCTGCAGCACATCTACAACGCCGCGGGCGCGCTGGCGTGGCTGAACCCGGTGCTGCCGGAGCAGGTATCGGTGTACTGGGATGTCACCCGGCCAGGCGGGAAGCGGTTCGAGGTCACAATCCCGGGCGTCGACGGGCAGACGCCCGAAATTCTGACGCTCGATTCCCGTCGCATGACGCAAATCATGGGGATGAGCCTGGACGGTCTGCGCGGCATCAGCGCTATCGGCGCGGCCCGGACGTCGATGGGTACGGCGCTTGCCGGCGACAAGGCGGCCAACCGGCAGTTCTCGCAGGGCGCGATGATCTCCGGCATGGTCACCCCTGACGGTGACGAAGACTTCGACGAAGACGAAGCCAAGATCATCAAGGGCATGGTGAACCGGACCATGCTCGGGCCGGAGAACGCCGGCGATATCCCCGTGATCAACCGCCGGCTGAAGTTCTCGCCGTGGACGATGAGCGCCAAGGACGCGCAGTTCATCGAGTCCCGCACGTTCTCGATCGACGAGGTCGGCCGGTGGTTCGGCGTGCCGCCGCACCTGCTGGGGCTGACGGAGAAGTCAACCAGCTGGGGCCAGGGCATCGCGGAGCAGAACCGCGGGCTGGCGCGGTACACCTTGCGCAACTGGACGACCCGGATCGAGCAGCGCTTGAGCCGGCTGCTGATCAGCCCGCGCAAGGTCGCGCAGTTCGACTACACCGATTTCATCGCGCCGTCCCCCGAGGACAACGTCAACCTGATCATCGCCCAGGTCAACGCCGGGCTGATCACGCCGAACGAAGGGCGGCGCCGGCTCAACCTGCCGCCGATCGATGGCGGGAACGTGCTGCGCACACCGGCCGGTGCGGCCGCCCCTGCGCCGGCATCCGACCCTGCCGAACCGGCCAGCCTAGGAGTTGCCGCATGACCCGATCCCGGTACCGGTTGAGCGCTGCCGTCATGGCGCAGGTGAACGACACGCTGGCTGCGCGTGCGCGCCGCCGCGCGGACATCGAAGACGACTTCGACGAAGAGGACGACGTCGTTACGACCGCCGACGGCGACGTCCTGGACGTCCTGATCAACGGTCGCATCGGCGCGTCATTTTGGTTCGGCGGCATCAGCGCGGCCCGTGTCGCGGCAGCGATCGACGGCCACACCGGGGCTTTGCGGCTGCGGATCAACTCGCCGGGCGGTGACGCGTTCGAGGGCTTCGCGATCTACAACCTGCTGTCGGAGTACCCAGGCAAGATCACGACACGCGTCGAAGGGCTGGCCGCTTCGGCCGCGTCGATCATCGCCATGGTCGGCGACCAAATCGAGATGCCGCCCGCCTCGATGCTGATGATCCACGATGCATGGTCGATAGCCATCGGGAACGCCGACGAGATGCGCGCCGAAGCCGACGTCATCGACTCGATCTCGCAGGCCTGCGCTGAGGTCTACGCCGATAAGGCCGGCGGAACCGCGGACGCCTGGCGCGGCAAGATGCGCGCCGAGACCTGGTACACGGCTGCAGAAGCCGTTGAGGCCGGGCTTGCTGACGCAGCCACGTCGGGCCGGCACGGCAACACGGCGCCGTCGCAGCAGGAGCTGGAAGAGCGGGCCGCCCGCGGCGAATTCCGGTACGCCGGCCGCGCCAAGGCCCCGGCCCCGGTCATCAACCGGGCGGCCGCGCGCCCCGTGGTGAAAGCCGCATCGGTCGGCAGGCTGGCCGGCCGCAGGCTCATCAGTCGCGCTGCGGTCGCAGGTGAGCTGCTGCGGACCCAGCCGGCGCTGCTGCAGCGCGCCATGGTGTCGCTGGAGTCCGAGATCAGGGGCAACGTCTTCGAAGGCTACGCCGCGGTGTTCGGGCAGATCAGCGACAAGACGGGCGAGGACTGGCGCGAGCAATTCGACGAAGGCAGCTTCGACGACGTCATCGCCGAAGGGCTCACGGCGGCGCTGTGGAACCACAACCCGGACTTCCTGCTGGGACGCCAGGCGTCCGGCACGCTGCGGCTGTCCGCGGACTCCGGCGGCCTGTCTTACGCGCTCGACATCCCGAACACCACCACCGGCCGGGACCTGCGCGAGCTCCACGAGCGCGGCGACCTCGTAGGCGCGTCCGTCGGCTTCCTGCCGGGTGACGATCGCTGGGCCACATTGGACAGCGGTGATCGGCTGCGCGCGCACACGCGCGTGGCGTACCTGCGCGACATCTCGCCGGTGTCCTTCGCGGCCTACGACGGCACTTCGGTCGACATGCGCTCGGAGCGATCGCACGCTCCGCGCAGCGCACTCAGCGGCGGCCCCCGGTCCGCTATCCACCGGGAAATCGCGATCCGGGCGGCCGCCCGGCAGATCAGGAAGGGGTGACAACACCCATGACGACCACGGAAACCGAGCCGCAGTCCGCTGACGAGATCCTGGCGGCGATGGACGCGATCATCGCGGCCGCGGACGGCGAGGGCCGGAACGTGACCGCCGACGAGGTGACGCGGTACGCCGAGCTTGAGGACCGCCTGAAGGCAGTCAGCGTCCACACGGAACTCACGAAGCGGCACGCGGCGTACAAGACGGAAGTGACCACGGCGATCACCCCGGGCACGACGTCGACGAAGACTGACGAGACGCTGGAGCGCGCGTTCGCGCACTACCTGCGCACCGGCAAGGAAAACGCCGACCTCGTCGAGCTGCGATCCCAGAGCGAGGGCACCGGCAGCGAGGGTGGCTATCTCGTGCCGGACAGCTTCCGGCAGAAGATCGTGGACAAGATGAAATCCTTCGGCGGGCTGGCGTCCGTCGTCGAGACGATCAACACCAGCGACGGCCGGAACCTCAGCTGGCCGACGATCGACGACACCGGCAACGAGGGCGAGATCGTCGACGAGGGCGGCACGTTCTCGATGCAGGCGGACCTGGTGTTCGGCACGGCATCGCTCGGGGCGTACTCCTACATGGCCGGCGGCGCCGGCGGCAACCCGCTCCGGCTGTCCCGCGAGCTCGTTCAGGACTCCGCGTTCGACACCGAAGGGCTGGTGTCGCGCAAGCTCGCGGAGCGCATCTACCGGATCCAGGCCCGGCACCTCGCCACGGGTACCGGGATCAAGCAGCCCCTCGGCATCGTCTACGGCCGGACGGGCATCGAGCTGCTGGCGGACACCAACGGCATCACCTACGACGACCTGATCAACTTTATCCACTCGATCGACCCGGCCTACCGCGAGGCAGGCAACTGCCGGTGGGCGTTCAACGACACCATGCTGGCCACGATCGAGAAGATCAAGGACAGCCACGGTGACCCGATCTGGCGCCCGGACACTGCGAACATGGGCACCGACGAGCAGGGCGGCTCCAGCGGTCGGCTGCTGGGCTACCCGGTCACGATCGATCAGGCCTTCCCGAACATGACCGCCAACGACAACACGATCAACTGGGGTGTGTTCGGCGATCTGCGCGAGGGCTACGTCAGGCGCGCCGTGCGGGACATCGAGATCCTGGTGAACCCGTACTCGCGGATGCAGTACCGCGAGATCGAGTACTCCGCCTGGGCGCGGATGGACGGTGTGCCGCAGAACACTGCGGCCTACAGCGCGCTGACGGGTGAGGCGTGATGAGCGCGGCGCAGAAGCCGGCGGCGCGCACGACGACCGCCGCGAAGTCCGAGAGCGTCAAGACGACCGCCGACACGGCCAAGGGGGCGGCGAAGGGCAGCGACAGCAAGGGCCCGGACACGCCGAAGGACGGTCTCGGCAAGGTCGCGTACGAGGCGTACGTGGACTCCGTGGGCGGGAAGTCCGTCAGCGGTGACGAACTGCCGTCGTGGGAGGAGCAGCACAGCGACAAGCCGCAGGTGGCGGCAGCCTGGGAAGCTGCGGCGCAGGCCGTGCTTTCCGCGACGTTCGGAAGGAAGTGACCATGACCGTTCGCGACCTCATCGGCGCCGACGTCAAGGTGCTGGCCACAGCCAAGGTGACGATCAACTCGGCCACTACGACAGCGTTCGACTTCGGCACGCCCAACGACATCAAGCTGGGCGCCGCAGCCGGCGCGCCGGGCAACGGCTACCGGCCGGGTGACCGGCTGCTGGTCGTGTTCGACGCGTCCACCGCGGGCACCACGGACACGGTGTCGTTCAGCGTCCAGGACGCCAACGACAACGCCGGCAGCTTCGGCACGGCCGCGACCGCCAAGACGGACGGCACGCTGTCCGGCGGCACCGGCGACCGCTACGCCGTCACCAGTGTCCAGGTCAAGGCCGGGCGGCCGTGGCTGCGCTGCCGGGTCACCAGCACCGGCGCCACGGACACGTTCGTGGCGCAGTGCATGGTGCTCGCCATCCCCCGCTCGGGCCTCTGAGACCAGTTCCGATCCACTGCGTAACCCCCGAGGGGAGGTAGCCGTCATGGCCTGGGACATCGACTACGCCACGCTGGCGGAGCTCAAGCACTTCATACGGGTGCCCGAGAACGACACCGAAGATGACGTGGAACTCGCGCTGGCGCTGACGGCCGCCTCCCGCGCGGTGGATCGGAACTGCTTCCGCCAGTTCGGCAAGTCCGATGTGGCGGAAGACCGGTACTACACGGCGAAGCGCGATCGGGAGCTGGGCACGGTCATCCGCATCGACGACATCACGGATGCGACCGGGCTCACGGTGTCCTATGACTCCGCTCGCGACGAGACTTTCGGTGCGGCGGTCACGCCGGTTACCCTGCTGCCCCGCAACGCGGCCGCGAAAGGCCGTGCCTGGGAAGAAATCCAGGTGCGGCAGTCGGCGTCGATCGTGCCGAACACGGTAGCCGGCGCGGTCAAGGTGCACGCACTCTTCGGCTGGACGTCGGTCCCGGTGGTCGTGAAAAAGGCCACCCTGCTGCAGGCCAACCGTTTCGCCAGCCGCCGGGACAGCCCCTACGGCGTGGCCGGATCACCTGACGCAGGTACGGAACTGCGGCTGCTGGCCAAAGTGGACCCGGACGTGGCGGTCATGCTCTCGGGGTATCGGCGGAAGTGGGGGGCGGTCTGATGCACCAGCAAGCTTACGAATGGGTCGACCGGCACGCCGACGCGGACGCCGCGCGTGTGCTGGACATCGGCGGCCGGAACATCAACGGCACCATCCGGGACCGGTTCCCGGGCGCCACCGAGTACGTCGTGCTGGACATCATCGACGGCGAGGGCGTGGACATCGTGGCCGACGCGGCCACCTGGCGCCCGGACGGCGAGCGGTTCGACGCTGTGGTGTGCGCGGAGGTGTTTGAGCACACGCCCGACTGGGCTGAGATCTGCTGCACAGCTCTCGTGGCCCTTCGACCGGGCGGGCAGTTCATCGCCACGATGGCCGGCCCCGGCCGGGCGCCGCATTCCGCAATGGACGGCGGCCCGCAGCTGTACCCGGGCGAGCACTACGGCAACGTCGATCCGGACGAGCTCGCGAAGGTGCTGGACGGACTCGGGTTCGTTGACATCGAAGTGGACCAGCAGGGCGAGGATGTGCGCTGCATAGCGTGGGCGGTACGCCGTGGCTGACATCGAGACGGTGTTCGCGGGGCTGGGCGCCCGGCTGGAGACGATCCCGAACCTGCGCGTGCGCGAGGAGCTGCCGGGCACGATCCAGCCACCGACGGCTGTGCTGTCGGTCGAAGAACTCACCTACGACACGGCGATGGCGCGCGGGTCGGACGATCTGGAAGTGCACGTGCACGTGTTCACCGGGGCCGCGTCGGAGCGGGCCGGCCAGCGGGCGCTGTGGAAGTACCTTGCCGGCTCGGGAGACCAGAGCATCAAGGCTGCCGTCGAGGCGGACCCCACGCTGGGCGGCGCAGTGATGTTTGCGGAGGTCGCGTCCGTCAGCGACGTCGGCATCGCACGCGTCGGCGACGTGCCCTATTACGCGGCGCGGTTCGTGGTGAACGTGGCGGTGGCCGGATGAAAATCCTTGCTGCGCACCCGGGCCCATCGTTCTCCGTGCACGACGTCTACGTCGGATGGGTCGACGCGCTGCGTCAGCTCGGCCACCAGGTTGCGGAGTTCAACCTGTCGGCCCGGCTGACGTTCTACGATGCCGCGCTGCTCGAAGCTGAAGGCCAGGTGCACAAGGCGCTGTCGACGGAGCAGGCGCAGGAGTTGGCCGTCAACGGGCTGTACGCGGCGCTGTACAAGACGCGGCCGGATGTGCTGCTGGCGGTGTCCGCGTTCTTCTACCCGGCGGAACTGCTGGACCTGGCGCGGTCGTACGGCACGCGCGTCGTCGTGCTGCACACCGAATCGCCGTACGAGGACGGCCGCCAGCTGGACATCGCCGGACACGCCGACTTGAGCTTGATCAACGATCCGACGAACCTGCGTGAGTTCGCCGCGCGCGGGCGCACGGTCTACGTCCCGCACAGCTACCGTCCCGCCGTGCACCGGCCCGGCCCGGTCGACGAGAAGCTGGCGGCAGATCTGGCGTTCGTCGGCACCGGCTACGCCTCCCGTATTGCGTTCCTTGAAGCGATGGATCTGAGCGGCTTGGACGTGCTGCTGGCTGGCAATTGGCAGCAGCTCGACGACAGCTCTCCGCTCCGACGCGCCGTCGCGCACGAACCGGACGAATGCCTGGACAACGAGCAGGCAGTGCGGATGTACCAGTCGGCCGCTGTCGGGCTGAACTTGTACCGCCGGGAGGCCGAGACGCCGGAGCGTGCCGCCGGGTGGTCAATGGGGCCCCGTGAAGTCGAGATGGCGGCATGCGGGTTGTTCTTCCTGCGGGACCCGCGGCCCGAGGGCGATCAGGTGCTGCCGATGCTGCCGACGATTACGACCCCCCAGGATGCGAGCGAGCAGCTGCGGTACTGGCTGGCGCACCCCGGCGAAAGGCGGGAGCGAGCCGAAGCCGCGCGGGCGGCTGTGGCCGATCGCACGTTCACCAACCGAGCAGCCGAGCTGGTGCAGCTGCTGTCCACAGAGGAGTAACCCATGTCCCGTATCGCTGGGCGTCGTGGCCGTATCTACCTGGGTATCGCCAGCGACACAGCCTCGGCCGAGCCGCTGCCGTTCGTGGCCAAGTGGTCGATGAACTTCGCCACCGACAAGACGGAAGTCACGGCGCTGGAGGACGCGAACAAAACGTACCTCGCCGGCTTGCCGGACGCCTCGGGCGACTTCTCCGGCTTCTACGACGACGCCACCAATCAGACCTACACCGCGGCCACGGACGGTCTGCCGCGGAAGTTCTACCTGTACCCGAACCTCTCGACGCCGACGCAGTACTTCTTCGGCACCATCCTGCCGGACCTGAAGATCGACGCGGACGTGAGCGGGGCAGTGGCGATGTCGGCATCGTGGTCGGCAGCGTCCGCGATCAAGAAGTTGCCGTGAGCGCTGAGGAAGGCGCGGAGAAGCTCGCTGCGCTGGCCAAGCGCCTCAAAGGGGCGCCGAAGGAACTGCGCAGCGAGCTTACCAAGGCGGTCACCAAAGCGGTTGTCCCGCTGAAGAAAGCTGCCAAGACCTCGGCCCGGGACCGGCTCCCCCAGCAGGGCGGGCTGGCCCGGCGAGTGGCGAAGACGACGTTGCGGCACAAGCGAAAGAGCGCCGGCCGTGACGTCGGCATCCGCATCGAGGCGCAGACGAACGCGGTGAAGGACCCTCTGCGCATCGACCGCGGCCGGGCCAAGCACCCTACCTACGGGCACAAGCCGTGGGTGCTGCAGGATGTCCGCAAGGGATGGTTCACGGACCCGCTGGAAGCCGGGGCGCCCGAGGTTCGACAGGATCTCACGGCGGCGATGGACACGGTAGCCAGAAAGATCGAGGAGAGTTGAGATGGGCATGAAGGTTCGAGTCACGTACTCCGACGGCCGCGTGGTCGACTCGACGGTGAGCCCGAGGGCCGAAGTGGACTTCGAGCGCCGCTTCGGAATCGGGGTTCGGGCGGCCGGCAAAGACATGCACCAGGAGTACTACTACTACTTGGCGTGGGCAGGGTTGCACTTCGCGGGCAAGGAACCGGCTGACTTCGACGCGTTCCTGGGCATGATCGATGACGTGGAGAACGTCAAGGACGAGGAGGCCGAGCTTCCCGAGGACCCTACGAAGCGGGCACCGCAACCCGAACCTTCGTCGAACTGAGCATCGTCACCGGTCTGTCCTTTTGGGACTTTGTCGAGATGGACGAACGCACCATCGCCACGTACCAAGACGTACTTGAGGAACGCGCACAGAACCGTTAGGAGGAATGCCGATGGCCAGCACGTTGTCATTCGACATTCTGGCGCGTGACCGCGGTGCGTCCCAGGCGTTCGACAAGATCGGCGACTCGGCGGGCAAGGCCGGCGGGAAGATCTCCGAGTTCGGTACGCACGCGACCGCGCTGGCCGCCGGCGCGGGCCTGGCGGTGGGCGCGACGTTCGCTGCTGAGTTCGCGCAGGCGCTGTCGCTGGACTCGGCGCAGGCGAAGCTGTCGGCCCAGCTGGGGCTGACGCAGTCGGAGTCCCAGCGGATCGGCGGGGTCGCGGGCAAGCTCTACGCCGATGCGTACGGCCAGAGCATCGACGAAGTGTCCGACGCGGTGGACGCGGTGGTGTCGTCGATCGACGGCATGCGGGGCGCCAGCGCGGAAGCCGTGGAGTCGCTGACGGCGAAGACGCTGAACCTCGCGACAGCGTTCGGCGTCGACACCGCGCGGGCGGCGCAGGTGGCCGGGCAGCTGATCACGACCGGGCTGGCCAAGGACGGCGCGGAAGCGATGGACCTGCTGACCGCGTCGATGCAGCGAGTACCGGCGGCGGTGCGGGATGACCTGCTGGACGCCTTCGACGAGTACGGTCCGTTCCTGCACGCCGTCGGGATCACTGGCGCGCAGGCTATGGACCTGCTCGTCAAGGGTGCTGAAAAGGGCATGTACGGCATCGACAAGACCGGCGATGCGATCAAGGAATTTACGATCCGCGCCACCGACATGTCGACCGCTACGCAGGGCGCGTACAAGACCCTCGGACTGTCCACAGAGGACATGACGCGGAGGCTGCTCGCCGGGGGCGACACGGCACGTGACGCGTTCAATCAGATCGTCACCGGGCTGCGGAACATCAAGGATCCAGCACAGCAGTCGCAAGCGGCGCTGGCCCTGTTCGGCACGCCGCTGGAAGACCTGAACACGCAAGAGATCCCGAAGTTCCTGGCACAGCTCGACGGCACATCCAGCAAGCTGGGGGACGTGGCCGGCGCTGCTGACCGGTTCGGCAAGACGCTCAACGACAACGCTGAGACGAAGCTGACGTCGTTCAAGCGGAGCTTGGAAACCAATCTGGTCGGCTTCCTGGGCGGCGTGGTGGTGCCGGCGCTGACAGCGGTCGGCGATGCTGCCGGGTTCCTGGGCGACGGGTTTTCGAACTTGTCTGGGCCATCGCAGACGGCGGTGACGGCCGTCGGTGCGGTTGCACTCGGTGTGCCCGTGGCGATCGCAGCGTTCGGCAAGCTCAAAGAGGGCGCGCAGTCGGTCATTGCGTCGTACAAGAACATGGGCACCGTCGGCAAAACGTCGGTGAAGGCGCTGGGTATCACGGCGCTGGTGGTCGCGGCGGACTCGCTGATCAGCAAGATGAGCGAGCTGAACCCGCAGATCGACGCTCTTGGGGCGGGGCTGACGAGGTGGGCCGGCGGCGCCGACCTGTCGGGCGAAGCGGCGCGCGTCCTCGGCGGTGACGTCGACTTGCTGAAGACGGCGTTCGAGCAGGCTAACGCCGGCGGTGTCGCGAAGTTCCTGGGCGGCATCGCGGAGCTCGTGCCTGGCACGCAGTCGCTGGACACGTCGTTCGCGAAGGGTACGCAGCGCGTCCAGGCGATCGACCAAGCGCTGTCGGACATGGTGCGCAACGGCCGTGCTGACCAGGCTGCGCAGATCTTCCAGACGCTCGCCGACAAGGGCGTGGCATCCGTTGAGGATCTGAAGAGGGCGTTGCCGGGATATGCTGCGGCGCAAGAAGTTGCGGCAGCTTCGACGGACAAAACGGCGGGGGCCGAAGGGAAGGCGGCGGAT